ACTCCTTCTGATGAAATCAGAGACAGTGTCATCAAAGAAGGCATGGGAAAGATGCTTTCTAAAATTGGTAAGTTGGACATTAAAGTAAATCCAAAGCTCGATAAGGAAGTTAAGGAAGAAGTTCAACCCCATTATGTGGGAACTGAACTTGCAGATCTTGCTGTTGATGTTTATAAATCAAACATCAAAGAGGGAGAGAATTGTGAAAAGAATAACGAACTCCTGAATTCTGGTGAGCATCCTTGCACCAAAGCATCAAGAGAGAACACAAAGGCAACCATCAGAGCACTTGCTGGAATGAGAAATCCTGCATCTGCAGGTGATGAAGGTAAGTACTCCCCACCAGCAACCTCCAGTGGTGCTGGCAACACAGGTGTTCCACATCCTGGTAATGTCACCATTCCCCCCTTGTCAATTGAGGATTATAAATCACAAATCTTCAAGGACTTTGGTCTGATTGAAGAGGAATCAACTTATTCTGAACTTGAGGAAGAAGTCTCAGAGGAATTTGAAGAGACTGATTTGGTTTGTGAACTGGAAGAGAACCTTCTGGAACTGAGTGACAGAGATTGGATTGAAGTTGATAAAGCAACTCGTCAACTTTGTTACGAGCATGGTGTTCTGGTAAAGGACCTTAACAGAGATTTTAGATCCCGTCACGGAATGTTCCCTGATAAGTGGATTAAGGAACAGGTTGAAGTGGAGCAGTGTGGATGGTTCCCACTGGATGAGATGGTAAGAATCAATAAGATGGGAATGATTTATGATGTAACCTTTATGTACCGTGGTGGGACTCAGAGGTTCAAGTTCTTCTGGCCGGAAGTAAGTCGTCCAACCAGAAGCCAGATGCAAGATGCAGTTGAGAAGTTTTATCCTAAGGCTCGGTTGATTGCTTTTTATCCTTCACTGAAGCAAGATGGAATTAATCATATGGTAGTCGTTCCCCCTATGACTGAGAACTATGAAGTTATTCCTGAGAGTAACTGGGAAGAGATGAGTGAAGAGTTAAATGAAGTTTATCAAATGATTTGTGAGGAAGAAGGGGAACCAACTTCACCGATGTTCATTGAAGAAGACGGTTCTTTTACACTTTACATTGAAGACTATGATACTGGTGAAGAAAGAGAAGTCACAATTGCAGAAGGGAAGAAGGGTCTCTGGGATAACATCCACGCCAAGCGCAAGCGTGGTGAAGCACCTGCCAAGAAAGGAGACAAGGACTATCCAGAAACACTGAATGTCGAAGGTTTAGAACAAGCAAGGGATAACGTCGGTACCGACAAGTGTTGGACTGGTTATAAGGCAAAGGGAACTAAGAAAAAGAATGGCAAGGAAGTCCCCAACTGTGTGAAGAAAGAAGAATTTGATCAGAGAGATGAGATTGATGAAGAATATAAAGAACTTCCCAAGAGAAAAATGGGAATGAAAGCTGGTAAGAAAGCCCTACAGGCTATAGGTCATGGGTGGAAAGGAGGTAAATCTGCTCCTGATAGTACCGAACAACAAATTGAATATCAGAAGAAAGATAAAAAGGCATCACAATCAGATAAGATGCACAATGTATCAAGCACACATAGTCCAGAACAGTCAAAGAAAAGATCATTGAAAAATCAAACAGCTGGACTAATAAAGAGACTTGATGCAAAAAATGATGCTGCGAGAGCTGCGAAAAACGAAGAATTTGTCAATGAGAGTCCAATTAGTGGAATTGAAACCAGCAGGAAGATCAGAAAAGCTTTTATGGATAAGAAGTTCAATGCACCTAAGGTTCCTAAAAATAAGGAAAAACCTTATGATAAGATTGCGTCCTTCTCTCCTGAGAGGCCAATCAAGGGTGGTGAAAATTGGTTGTCAAAAGAGGAGTTTATTCCTGAAGAATCCAAGAGGGAACTTCAAAATAAAGCAGCTCGTGGTGACAGATCTGCCATGAATAAATTACATCAGCTTCGTGCTGCTGGTAAAATTGGTAAAGAATCCGAAGCGGCTTGGGGCCCAGGTGCTAAGAAAGACATCCCTGACATGAAAAAGATTATGGGAATTGAAGCAAAAGAGGAGTTTATTCCTGAAGGTGATGAGATGAAAGGTCTCACACAGAAGGGTGGCCACAAAAGGTCCACAGACAGTGGTGCAGGACTGACACAGAAGGGTGTGGATGCAGTAAACAGAAAGACAGGTGGGAACCTGAAAACTGCTGTTACAACCCCTCCCTCTAAGTTGAAGCCTGGTTCTAAAGCAGCAGGAAGACGTAAGAGCTTCTGTGCTCGTTCCCGTGGTTGGGATGGTGAAAGAGGTAAGGCAGCAAGGAAAAGATGGAACTGTTGATGTACTGGGTGTATTACTCACCCCTCAAACCTCCTCTTCTTCTAAATGAAGAGGAGATGAAAACATATACTAAAATGATGATTGCCGTGAATAAAGGAACACCCCATACAATACGAGCATTCTCATGGCCGAAACACACAAAATCTCAGACGACACCGCGGTAGCAATGCCCATTCGTAACATCATCTCGATCGTGGGTGCTGTTGCAGTTTCTACTTGGGCATACAGTGGAGTGATTGAACGACTGAATATAATTGAAACAAACCAAGAAGTTAAAACAGAAGCCATTGAACTGAACTCCGAGTTCCGCATCAACTGGCCAAGAGGTTGAGGAGAATGATACTTGGATTGATGAATTCCAACCTCCTGCATCTGTTCAAGAATCAGTTGAAACTGTTAGAGCTTTGGAATTACAAATAGTCGTGATGCAACATGAGATGGACATGTTGAGGAATCATGTCAACGAGATGCACAGAGACAATAATAAATAACTTGGTAAGGTAAAAAACATTATGCTCTCCACTGAATACAGGCTGCGACTTGAATTCATCTGTGAAAGAATCGTCAAAGGTGAAGAAGTAAAACTTGAAGATATGATTTGGGCGAATAAGTTGGCTAAGGCTAATCGTTCAGCAGGAGAGATGTTAAGAAAGGCAAGAAGAATCGCTAGGAATGATATTCAGGAAGGTTCTTTAGATGATTTTATGAATCGGATGGACCTGGGTGATCCTGATCCATCCAAACACAGCACTGGATTTAGTTCGGCAGAGGACATTGTCGATTGGTTTAATCAAGAAAGAACTGATGACTGGAGACAACACGATTAATTATGAAAATGTGGGAAACTAAGTGTGTCAGGTGTGGAAAGATGACACCTGCTGATAAGTGTCCTCAAGTTGGACACCAATCACCTGATGGAAAGTGGGCTAATTCTTTATGTAAAGTCTGTTGGGTTCAATCTAAATAATGGTAGATTAGTGATTATTATGCACGGAAGTTTTGATCCAGAAGAAAGGGTAATGGGTGATCTTTGGAATGAAGAGGGAATCATGGATGCGATTCAGTCTTACATCGATAAACTTGGTTGGGAATACTCAGATAAGATCTCAGTGGAGTTTGGTGGAACTTCCACATCTGGAATTGATGTTGGAGAAGAATATAATAAGAAGTGGCAGTCACCTAAAGGTACTGTCAAGTATAATAAGGATGCCTTCATTGTAATCAAGAACCAGTCAAGGAGAGATCTAACTAAGTCACAACCTAAGGAGAACGATGCCAGCGTCTGAGGGTTCAACTGCTTATAAGAGTAATCCTTTACTCAAGCAAAGGGGAGTTCAAATTGAATTCACCAAGGAACAGGTTCAGGAAGTTATCAAGTGTAGTGGAGACCCAGAATACTTTCTTGAGAAATACATCAAAGTTATTTCTTTGGATGAAGGTATCATTCCATTCATTCCTTATCCGTTTCAACAAAACTTAGTAGAGAGTTTTCACAATAACAGATTTACCATTTGCAAACTGCCTCGGCAGTCAGGTAAGTCGGTGACGGTGACTGCTTACCTTATTCACCAGGCAATCTTTAGAGACAACATCAACATCGCCATTCTTGCTAACAAGCGAGAGACCGCGTTTGAATTGATGGCAAAGTTACAAACGTCTTATGAAAACCTTCCTAAGTGGTTGCAACAGGGTGTCCTCGCTTGGAACAAAGGATCTATTGAACTTGAGAATGGTTCTAGAATTACTGCAAGTTCCACATCATCATCGGCTGTTCGTGGTTTCTCGTATAACATTGTTATGTTGGACGAATTCGCGTTCGTTCCCACAAACATTGCTGAAGACTTTTTCAGCTCTGTATATCCTACTATCTCCTCTGGTAAAAGTACCAAGGTAATTATTGTTTCTACCCCTAACGGGATGAACCACTTCTATAAGTTGTGGAATGATGCAGAGAAAGGGAGAAACAGTTATAACCCAATTGAGGCACACTGGAGTGAAGTGCCTGGAAGAGATGAGAAGTGGAAAGAAGAAACAATCTCCAACACATCAGAACAACAATTCCAACAGGAATTTGGATGTGATTTCATTGGTTCTGCTGGAACACTGATTAGTGCCCCTAAACTAAAGTCTCTTGTTTATGATGACCCCATTGAGAGTTCAGGTGGATTGGATGTTTATGAGAAACCAGTTCAGAGTCACGAGTATCTGATGACTGTGGATGTTTCCAGGGGAATGAAACTGGATTATTCTGCATTCTTATTGTTTGACATTACTTCTTATCCACACAGGTTGGTGGCAAAGTATAGAAATAACACAATCAAACCAATGTTGTATCCTGACATTATCGTTCAGGTGGCACAACAATATAATAAAGCATGGATTTTATGTGAAGTAAATGACATTGGAGACCAGGTGGCATCCATTATCTTTTATGATATGGAATATGAGAACCTTCTGATGACTTCAATGAGAGGAAGAGCAGGTCAAGTTCTGGGGCATGGTTTCTCTGGTGGCAAAACTCAACTGGGTTTGAAGATGGCGAAGGCACCTAAGAAACTGGGAACTTCTAACCTGAAACAGATGGTTGAGAGTGATAAAGTTATCTTCAAAGACTTTCAGATTATCAACGAACTCACGACCTTTGTGGAAAAGAGAAACTCCTTTGAAGCAGAAGAGGGTTGTAATGATGACTTAGTAATGTGTCTGGTGATTTATGCTTGGGCGGTTGCACAAGATTACTTCAAGGAAATGACTGATCAAAATATCAGACAGGAACTTTATGAGAAAGATAAAGAAAGTTTAGAGAGTGATATGTCCCCATTTGGATTCATCAACGATGGATTGCCCGACACGGTAACAGTGGATGAGGATGGAAATATGTGGACAAATGCTGATGAGTATGGGACAGCAATGGGTAACTGGGAATATGCCCAACCAAATACTAACTGGTGGTGAGGGTGCGGAAATAAACTTAGTGATAATAAAGGATCTCAGGGAAAAATAAAATAACTTTAGAAGAAATAAGTTATTCGCACCCATCTCAAAGTGTGGGTTTATCTAAATAAATTTGAATATTCTATATTCGGGAGCTAAAAATGGTAATCAAAACTGCTTCCCCAGGAATTGTAGTCAACGAGGTTGACTTAACGAGGGGAACGAGTGATGCTATCACTACCAATATTGGAGCTTTCGTAGGTCCTTTCCAAAGAGGACCAGTTGACGAGTTGACTCTCGTTAGTACGGAAGCGGAATTTCAGCGTGTCTTCGGTGACCCCACCGATGATAACTATGAGTATTGGTGGACTGTATCAAACTACCTGGAATACGGTGGTGTTTGTTATGTCGTCAGATCTGACGATTCGGTGGGTGACTCTTCGGGCACCTTCCTTCAGACAATGAAGAATGCAACAGATGAGATTGTAACATCTCCTTCTGATGCACCTGTCTATGTCAAAAACTATGATGACTTTGTTGAGAACTACTTCCAGACCGCATCTGCACCTGGCCGTTTCGTAGCACACGATCCTGGTACTTGGGCAAATGGTTTGGCTGTTGCAGTCATCGACCACGGTGCTGACTTCCAAGTTTCTTTGAAAGGAACTGGGATTGTTGCACAGACTGATGGAACTGCAGTTGCAGACAACACAGCATTTGATAACACAATTGCACAAGGTGTCACCATTGGTGACTATGTTAAAGTTTCAGCTGCTGCTGGTACTGCGACCCTGGTTGTTGGTGATAAGGTTGATGCTTGGGACGGGTCCGGTTCAGCTGGTGTTGGTTTTATTATCAGCATTGATTCTAGCAACTATCAGATCCTTAAGATCTCTGGTGAGTTTGCTATTGGATCCACAATTACCAGTGATGCTGCTACAACTGAATCTGCTGCAATCACAGC